TCGGCAAGTACGTCGGGCCTGGTGTCGTGAAAGGGCTTTGCGCCAATCTCCACAAGAGAGCCACCGGAGGATGGCCAGGGCACGCTCCGGGAGTAGAGGAGGCAATGGCGAAAGCGAAAGAAAAGAAGGGCTAGTGTCCTTCTAGACGGTGACGTATAATACGCGCAAGGAGGCAAATCGTGAGCGAAATGGCCGACGCCGACGCCGGAACGGCCGAGGACGTCGAAATCCCCGAGGGTGCCGAAACGGAACCTGAAGGTGATGAGGCTGCCGATTCACCGGACGTAGCTGCCGAGCTAGAGCGGTGGAAGCGGGAAGCTCGCAAGTGGGAAGGCCGAGCCAAGACGAACTCTGACGCGGCCAAGGAACTAGAGACCATCAAGACCGCGAACATGTCTGAGCTGGAAAAGGCTCAGCGTATGGCGGCAGATGCCGAGGAGCGGGCAAAAAATGCGACCGCCATGCACAATCGCGTGATGGCCGCTGCCGCGGCAGACCTGCCCATGGAGCTCATCGACTATCTTGGATCCGGCACGGAAGATGAGATAGCAGAGACCGCGCAGGTATTTTCCAGCGTGATTGAAGCTGAGGTGCAGCGGCGCGTCGCGGAAATCACGGCTGGCATGGCAGGCCGAAACGGGCTGCCGCTATCGGGCGCACGTCCGGTCGAATCAATGCGTCCAGGATCAGCTCCGACTACAGCCGGAACGGCGAATAGCCCGGATGAATGGTTCAGGCAACTTCTTAACACAAGGAATCAGTAGCAAGAAAGGGACGTTAGAAGTGCCTTATTCCGCTCGTATTTCCAGGACCTCGACCGGGAGCGATCCGCTCGTTCCCGAGCCGCTGGCCGCTGCGATCATCCAGGAAGCGCCGAAGTCAAGTGCCGCGCTCAGTCTGATGAAGACGACCACGCTGAGCGCGAAGACGCAACGGCTGCCCGTCCTGGACGTGCTGCCTATCGCCTACTGGGTCGCCGGCGATGCCGGGCTCAAGCAGACGAGCACTCAGGCGTGGAAGAACGTCGTTCTCGTCGTTGAGGAACTGGCGTGCATCGTGCCTATTCCAGAGGCATATCTCGACGATGCCGACGTGCCATTGTGGGGTGAAGTGCAGCCCCGCATTACCGAGGCGGTCGGTCAGCTCATTGACCTGGCCGTGCTCTGGGGAATCAATAAGCCGACGACATGGGGCGAATCCGTATTTACCGGAGCTGGCAAGTCCCAGCATTTCATCGTGCAGGGCACTGGCGTCGACCTCGGCCAGGACGTGACCAAGCTCGGCGTTCTCATGGCGCAGTCGGGCTACACGGTCAACGGCTTCGCCGCGGCACCTGGCACGAGCTGGAACCTCGCCGGGCTGCGCAGCGCGCAGGGCGTGCCCATCTACCAGCCGGATATGTCCGACGTGCCTGGCGGCAATCTGTACGGATACAACATGTCAGAGGTCAACAACGGATCGTGGCAATCCGGCGTTACCGGAGCGGTCATGCTGTGCGGTGACTGGAGCAAGTCGATCATCGGCATCCGCAGCGACATCTCGTTCAAGATGTTCACCGAGGGCGTCATCTCCGATGGCTCCGGCGTGGTCCAGCTCAACCTGATGCAGCAGGACGCCGTCGCCATGCGCATGACAATGCGCCTGGCCTATGCCACGGTGAACCCGGTGACCATCATGGAGCCGAGCAAGAACATCACCACTGCGACGGCACGGTGGCCGTTCGGTGCCATTCTGCCCGTCGGCGCGACGCCGCCAGTGGCCAGCGCGATCAGCGTCATCCAGGCTCCGCCGTATCCGTACACCGGAACCTTCGCGGCCGAAGAGGCCGACATGGAAAACCCGCAGGAGGTCGAATCCGCTCAGGCGCACGCCGCGCACGTAGCCGAGAAGGAAACGGCGTCTGCGCGCCCAGCGGCGCGCAGGGCTCGCTCGAGCGAGTAGCCATCTTCCGACCTAGCCGGAAAGGGATGCCATGAGAATCGGTGAGGCATTGCCGACCATAGCAACGCCGGACGATATCGTGGACCGGCTAGGTCGGAACCTGAATCAAGTAGAAGGAGCGCGCATTGACGCGCTCCTGCGAGATGGCAGTGCTATCATCCGCCGGTACTGCCGCCAGGATTTCATCTACGAGGAAGACGCCACTGAGACATTCGTGGCTGATGCCGGAGAGATAAGGCTGAGCAATCGGCCTGTCTGGGATATCAGTTCCGTAACATGGATGTCTGGTAATCCCCAGATCTCGTTCAACATGGGTATTTCCTGGTATGTGTTCGACGGAATCGACAAGATCACCATTCCGTCGCCGTACCAGTCCGGCATCATCAACCTGCCTTACATGTGGTATCAGACCGCGTGGTATTCGGATACCTATCAGGTCGTCTATTCGTACGGCTATCATAATCCGCCGAACGAGGCTGTAGCGGTGCTGTGCACGGCTATCATCTCAGAGCTATCCACGCCGACGATGAGCGCTACGCTGGCGTCCGAGAGCATCGGTCCCTACAGCTACAGCATGAGGCGCACCAGCGGAGCCGGGCTTAACGCTGCGCTGCTCGATGCGGGCATGGCCGTATCGCTCAAGGACTTCCGCAGGCCAGCGGGCACCATTCCCGTGAGGATCTGATGCATCCGTTCACTTACGGCCAGACCGTGACGCTGGTGCGCCGCGCAGTATCGGGCACTGATGAATACGGCAACGACACGTTCACGGAGACGCAGGAAGATATTCCGCTGTGCGTCGTTGCCCCGACTGGCGGCAGTGAATTGATTCAGTTCACAGATCAGGTGAATGACCCGATGCAGGTATGGCTTCCAGCCGGAACTGACCTGACGTATCTTGATGCCATTATCTTCGAGGGGCTCAAGTACGAAGTACAGGGCAACCCGAACAGCTTCACATCGCCGTTCTCGGGGCATATATCGCCAGTGCAGATCAGCGTGCTGCGCGTATCTGGAGCTTCTACATGACCGGCGTCTACAAGATGGATCACCGCGGCATGGGCGAGATGCTGCGCGCTCCGTTCATGCAAGAGGCCATGCGCGTGAGAGCCGAGGAAATCAAGCTGCGTGCCGAAGTGATTGCTCCGGTAGGCGATGCGACAAAGGGCGATAAGCATCCTGGCCGCTATAAGGCGAGCTTCCATGTGCGCGTGCATGACCGCGGCGGAGCCACTAAGGATCGTGCTGAGGCAGTCGTCTACAACGATTCGCCAGAGGCGCTTTATGTCGAGTATGCGCATTACGGCGAGGAGCCCTATCGCGTTCTTGCGCGAGCTGCATTCGGAGGACCGAATAGGCGATGACTGTTCCGACGATGCCGGATGCCGAGAGCGCGCTTCTCTACGCGCTGGTGCCAGCTTTTCCTTCCATGCGCTTTGTCACGTCCGTGCCAGGCGGAGACATGCCTCAGACCACCGTGCGCATCCACCGCATCTCGGGTGCTGGCCGTGACATTCAGGTTGACCGACCGATTATTGATGTTGACGTATTCGGACTGAAGGCCGAAATGGGAAATGTGTCTACCGCAGCGCGGGAGATACAGGGATACATCATGGGCCTGCACAGTGCCATGGTGACAAATGGGGTGATAATCCACGCAACGACCATTACCGGACCGAGATCCCTGCCGGAGGCGAATCAGGACCTGTGCCGTTATTCCGCTACTTACGAGATCAACATTCGTCCGTGAAAGGATGATCAATGCCAGCAAGTCCCAGGGACGAGGCCACGGTGCCAGAGTTCCTTGACGTAACACAATTCGGCCTTACTCCGCCCGCATCGGGCACGTACAAAGACAACACGAATCTCTATGCCGCGGGTGATGTGGTGGCATGGGTCGGCCAGCCCAATAACGCCAATCCACCGCTCGGTATCGAAGACCCATCTTCACTCGGCTCGGGTATCTACAAATGCTGCGGATGGGCCGATACCTCAGGCTACATCTTCAAGCTGGACGAGACCATCAAGGACATTCCGGCGGCAGGCGTGCTGACGCCAGTGCGCAGCATTCTCACTGGCGGAGTCAAGACCGTTCAGATGATTTTCCTGGAAGCGCTCAATCCGTACGTGCGGGCTCTCTACGATGACGTGCCAGTGTTTCCAGTGGCTACGTCGCCGCTGAAGCCTCCGGCTACGCCATCGCCGCCAGCCATGCCAGCGAACACGGTCACCTACATTATTCCAGACCCTCCGGCGGACAACCGCTACAGCTTCATCTTCGACTCCATCGACGGCACGAAGCAGCAGCGGCTCTACGCTCCGTACGCGAAGATCACTGCCCGCGGCAACGACCAGGCGCAGCAAGGTGACATCGTCATGACCGACCTGACGATTACCTGCTATCCGGGCACCATCGGCTCGGTCACCGGCGCGGTGCTCCAGCGCACCATCAATTACGGCAAGTCCATGACAGCTTACTTCACCTAGGAGCAATCATGACTGAGCCGCTGCGTCCGGTGGGCGAATCGGACGAAACTGATGTCGACCTGGATCTGGATGCGCAGGATGAGCAACTGCGTCGCGAAGCCGTCGGCAAGCCGACGACAGTCAAGATCAGCGGAAACGTCATTCACGTTACGCACGCCAATGCATGGACCTCCACGGCGATGCGCGCGGCAGGTACCGCGCAGTGGGATACATGGGCGCGCGAGGTGATTGACGACGACGAGGAATTCGCGCTCTGGGTCGGAGCCGATCTGCAGAATTACCAGATCGAGGCTGTCTTCGCAGAGTGCGGCAGGCAGGCACGGCTGAACCAGGGAAAATCGAGAGGGCCCTCTGGCTCACGGAATCGTTCCAAGAGGAGATAGAAGCAGACCTCCAGCGATACTACGGAATTGATTATCTGGATCATTTCCGCGGAAAGCTGGGCTGGCGCAAGCTTCTAGTTCTGCTGGAACGGCTGCCACCGGAGAGCGCTTTGAACACGGCTATACGGAACGCGATGCCCGAGGGTCGTCCGGAGGAACTGGCCGGAGACCCTGTTCGCGCGCCATGGAGCACGGTAGAGGCAATGCTGGCCAGCCTGATAGACGAGGTGCGCATCAATAGCTGGCTGTACGCGCAGGCGCACAGCGATAGCACGCTGCCTAAGCCTCAGCCGATACCGCGGCCAGGCGTGCGCAGCCGCAAGCGTCGCGGTCTGCCCCTCGAGGCTGCCATCGCGCTCGATCCGCGACTGCGCGGCATGAGCCCCGAGGAAGCGCAGGCATTCCTGGACGGAGTGATGATTCGCCGTGGCTGACATCTTCGTAGGCTCGGTAGCCGTCGGTGTCGTGCCCGACGCGCGCGGCTGGGAGGCAAACCTTTCGCGCCAGCTCGCTCCCTCGGCAGATCGCATCGGTCGTGATTACGGCGACAAGATGGGCAAGAAGATCGCCGAGCAGATGGGGCAGGCAGGCAGCCAATCTGGCGGAGCATTCGGGGACACATTCCGCAAGCGATTGGATGCCGCTCTCAAGGCACTTCCGAAGGCAACGCTGGATGGTGACTCTGGTCCTGTTGACCGAAAGCTAGACGAGATACGGAAAAGAATAGAGGCGATACACGAGCAAGGGCTGATTAACCCAGACAAGGCATTGAAGGACATTGCCATTGTCACTGCTGACCTGGATAAGCTGGCGCGCAAATCCAAGGACATTCCGCTGCGTTTCAATACCGCGGAGGCACGCGCGCAGCTTGACCTGCTGAAGCGTGACGCGGCCAGTGCCGGAGGCGGAGGCGGAGGAATCCTATCAAACCTGCCGCTGATCGGCGGTCTGTTCGGCGGCGGAGGCAGTGCTGCCACTGGTGCAGCGGGGCAAGGTGCATCGGCTGGCGGAGGGGCTTTCAGCAATCC